GCTCGTCACGGGTCATTAGTAATCTTGTTGGTGTTATGTCATTCAAACTATCTAAATCGTTTGTATTGGCTTCTAAATGACTTTTTAAGCTATCGTACGTTTGTAAGTCGTTTTTCCTGGTCTTTTTAAACGCTTTTTTTACGTTCTGTCGTGATTGTGCCATAGCAAGCATTAAAGATGCTGCTTCACCTTTTGACACGATGATTTCATACATGCTTAAATCCTCCTATCAATGATTTTCTGTATTTGTTCCGGCTGATAGATATGCATTTTACGATTGTAGTCACGTATATAGTCTTTTACTTCAAAATTAACTTCTAGCGCTCGGTGGTTGATCACTGTTAAAAGATTGATCATGTGGGCGAATTCGCTATCTGTTAAATCATGCTTGATAAACTTATCTTGTAAAGCGACTTTTAAAAGCTGACAAAAACTTAAAATTTTATCAGTGTCTTGACTAACTTTGTTTACTAAAGCTTGGTTCATGACCTAACTCCTCCCATATATAATCATATAGCTTGTTGATCTCGTTTTTCGTTAGTTCGTGCGGCTTCATCATAAAAAAGGATTTACGTCCTATCTTTACTTTGCGATCATCAGCATAGTTCTTTGCTCGTGTCCAATGCATGCACGAATAAGGTAACAACAAATATCCTTGTCGGTTCGCTAAATCCTCGGCAACATCTAACGACTGATAAAAACAAAACTCTTGTACTTTTTTAGCATAAACAACAATATTAATGGACGGGTAAAGATACGCTAGTTTTCTTGGGTCTTTTTCATTGTAGTTTTGTTTAACTACTGATACTTTGTTTACGTCCATTTTTACGTTTACCCCTCGCATTGTTATGGATCTCATCTAGTGTTGCGAAAAATTCAGTGCCTTCACGTTCTGTTTGCGGTAAAGGAAAGCCCTGAACCATATTGAAAGTATCGTATAAGTTTAATCTAAAGACCCGTTTCGCTTTCCACATAGGCAAGAACTGTTTATGCATAAATTCGCCCGTCTGAAAATCCCTGAAGTGCAATTCAAAACCTTTATCGCCTATCTTGCGAACCGTTATTAATATTTCTACAATCTGACGTATACGACTATCAACGTTATTTATGCTCGGTGAACAATAGATCTGCACCGATTGCATTTTACGTGTAAACATTAATACTTCAGTCGCAACGCCTGCCCCATACTTAGACCATTTCCGGTTACTAAACGCCATTTGTGCCTCGTCCCAACACACAATAGATCCTTGCGCTTGAGCAACGTCATACCACGTTTCAAAATCTCGCATAGGCTTGCTGTCTTTTAGTTCATAGTTGCTAAAAAGTTGAACGTGTCCGCCATTTGCTTGTGTTTTATCTTTCCAGTAGTGAGCAAGTAACGACATCATGAACGTTTTACCTGAACCAAGTGCGCCCTGGATAAAAATATGGTGTGCCATTATTTCTTACCACCTTTCGCATCTCCTGGCGCCATCACGATTGGTTTTGGCGGCTTTGGTATTAGTGCTTCAATAGTATCAAGATAGTAGTCTGGATCAGCAACATCTGTTTTACCTTGCTTAGTAATGTAATCGGTGATTTCCTTGTAAGGATTTTTGTCAGGATATAAATATTTGTTTTCACCTAGTCGCTTTAAGTAGAGAATAGCTTTTACTTGTGGTTCTCTTAGTGCTTGTGATTTTGTAGTCATTTCTTCTATTACTTGTTTTACGTCCGATATATGTTGAACTTGCGGGAATAAATCATCACTAATCGCACTTTGTAATTTATTCGCATTATCAACGTTATTCATACCATTTGTATTTTGCATTTAACCATCAAACCCCCGTCTATCAATATTTAACTTGCTTAAAATCGCTTCTGACAACATGTGATTTTGCCTGAAATCGCTAGGCAATAAAGATAATTGAGATAAACGCTACTGCAATCAATCCCATTAAAATAATCTTGGTTAAATCTGTTGCGTTTGGCATTTCCGGTTCACGATAACTTGTAATTTGACTTAGTACAATGTTTTGTTCTAGTCGTGCTAAACGTTCAACCTCGTTTATACTTTGTTGCGGTGCCCGGTAAAAGAAGTTACGTCCTTCTTTTCCTACCGATATTTCACAGTCTTTTATCGGCACTTTATAAGCGCCTTCTACTGTCACACTTTCATCATCAATGTAATCAATCTGTTTTATATCGCTAGTACGATTATCGTTATCAAATACTATCAATAGATCTGTTGTTTCAATGTTGTATTCTTCATCATCTTGCTTGCGTTTAAATAATGCCATTTACTTTACCACCTTTGCGATTCTTGTTTTTCTTTGTTTTTGGTTGATTGATTTTCTTTACTAAGAACCAGGATAGAAAACCGATACACGCAACTCCTAAAGCTGTTCCACTTCCTAGAAAAAACATATAAACAAATGCATCAAACATTTAACATCATTCCTTTCAAATTTTTTACCACCACTTCACGCCATCTTTAACAGAAAAGTATAATCTCATAATGGATCTAACCATCAAGAGTGTACCTAGCAGCACTGTAGATGCCAAAAGAGAGGTGACAACCATCTGCCATTCGCTAGGTAGATCACCAAACACTTTAAAATATTGACCTATATTTAAACCTTGTGCTGTTACTAGTTGCACACCTTGTAATCTTTCAATAGCTAAATCTAAAAATGAAATTGGCGGCTGTAAGATCGTATCAATAAACTGTTTTAATACTTCATACACGTTCAAATCATTCGCCCCCTACTCTAATACTAGAAATCAATTTAATCGCTGTCACTGCTGTAATAACCCATAAACCAAATGAAAGAACATAAGCAATAACATCTAGTTGCATTGGTTCTAATGCATGAAATAGCTTGCTGATTGTGTCACTGTAACCATGTCCGCCTGAACTTTGTGGCGTATATGCTAGACTGCCTAAAGTTCGTCCAAATCCAATGATCAACGACACAAGTAATGAACCAATCTCAAATAACACTTCAAACAGTTTTACTGCTAGTACCCCAATCATGTAAACGATATAGAGTAAAGCACGTATCACATCAAATATGACTGTAAAAAAATTAACTATTAGATCAATCAAAAATTGAAAGAGTGAAGCAATGCCGCCTATTAGCCATTCGCCAAAACTCCAAAATAAATCAAATAGTTTTCCAAATGCATCGCCTAAAATCCCCATTAATAAAACTTCCTTTTACTGAAGATTCCCATCATCAAATCAATTAGTTTTTGACTAAATAACGTGATCATTAAGAGGAAAAGGAAAGGGGCAATATATTTCAAATGCCCCTCAAATACAACTTGAATGATCTGACTTAACAATTCTGTATTCATTATCATTCACCCTTTCTGTAATCCCTCTGAACTCGTGTTGACGTTCGTCCTTCTCGTGTACTTATCCTTGTTTCTCGTGGTTCTCTATACGCACGTTCTGACACTCTTTGTTCTCGTTCTGTTTCAGCGTTATTATTGTTGTTTAGTGATTGTTTAATTACTTTGATAAATTTAGGAACTAAGATAAACGATAGACCTAATAAGATTAAACTACCGATAACTCTTAATAAGCCGGCACTTGTTGTTAAAAGTTCATTGATGCCAAAAGGTAAATTAACGTTTGATTCTTGTTGTTCTACTTCAGATTCTTCACCGTTATCACCGATTGTTTGTAAACCAACTAATGGATCACCTAGTGCGCTGTATTTCATTTCAGCGGCAGGAATCGTATATTGCTTATCAGTAGCAGGCACAACAACATATTCTTGACCATCAACCAAAATTCTCACTTGACCGGTTTCAGGCTGTTGCCATGTCACTAAATAATCACCGTTTTCTTGTTCTTCAAAATCCTGACCACCCAATTCTGGTGGCGGTGCGACTAAAGTTGTCGCTTGCACTGTCACGCCTTCCGATTCTAAGCCTTGAAACTCGGTTGTAAGTTTGTAATCATACGTGGTTTGTTCTTCAACTGTTAAATCATTAAAGTATGTTCCGTTTGTTTCAAAGAGTGGATCATATTCATCAACTGATAATAAGCTAAATGTCTGAACGTCACTCACTTTTTTACGATAGATATTGACGTGTTCAAAGTATTCTGTTTCAGGTAACGACCATGATAGATCTACTCTGTCGTGTGATGCTTCAGCATTTACTTGTTTAATTTCTTCAAGTTCTGGCGTTGCAATCGTCACTTTTTCAGTAACGCCTTCACTTTCATTTCCTGTTTCGTCTACTGTTGTGAATTTGAAGTTGTATATTCCGCCATAATCAAGATTTTTGACTGTATAACTTGTATCAGTCACGTTGTCAGCTATTAACACATCATCTTGATAGATTTTAACGTGTGAAAAATCCTCATCAGTCGGTAAATCATAAGTGAAACTAGCTTGTAGATATGTTTGAATTGTTGTTAAATTTTCTATATCTTTTGGTGGTGTAAGTTGCAATTCATCAAAAAAATCCATCTCATGGATTCTAATATTTTCACCACCAAATCTAATTCTATTTATATTACTCAAATCTCTTGTAATAATATATTGATTTTTACCATTAACTGATGGTAAATCAGCTAATGTTATTTTATATAAACTTGAATTATCCGCATAAAAATTTATCCATCCTTTTGGATTACTCCCAATTATTGATATTTCAAACTGAACAACTGCACCAGTATTTAATTTTATTGGTTTAGATAAATTCGAAAAATCATATCTTCTTGGCGTTAAGGTATAGTAATTATTTAAATTATCGTCAAAAATTATATTCAAACCATCAACATTAACATCTTTTATATTTAATAATCCATTTGAATAACTGTAATCACTAGCAAACACCCCGGAAACCGGCAACAACATAAACAACGCTAGTATTAAAACAAACACTTTCTTTTTCACTTTATCACCCTTTTCTATTATTTATTAGGTATTGGCGCACCTGTTAGATCCTTGCTCGGTAAAGGTGCTTTTGTTAATTCATCGTTTGGAACTGGTGCGTTTCCGGTATCTTCACCTGGTAAAGGCGCTGTTCCTGTATTATCTCCTGGCGTTGGTGCAACATTATCGCCCCCACTTGGACTAGGCGCAATGTTATCTTCCACGCTTGGACTTGGTGCGGTTCCTGTTACGTCAGGTGGTTCTGGTGCAATGTTCTCTTGTGCGGGTGGTTCTGGCGCTGTACCGGTCACGTCTGGAACTTCAGGCGCTTGCAAGTCTTGTTCACTTGGTATGTTCTTTTTAAATTCTTCTTGTGTTGGTAGTGATCCAACTGGATCAAGTAGTTCAAATCCACCTGACGGATCTTCTTGAAACTGTATTTCTTCCGCATCTGCTTTTAAATCGTTTGCGGTAAAGCCTGATTCTTCAAAATCATTTGGTAAACTACCTGTTGGTTCGTCTATACCACTTTCTAAAGGATTGTTAAATATAGGCTGTTCAGGTGGTTCAGGCGCTGTACCTAACATGTCCTCCATTTCATCACGAAAAGCGGGAACGATTGTATCACGCATAGTTTCAGATACTTGCTGCCAATCTGGTGCGGGTGGTATCGCACTTTTAATTTCATCGAGTTTTCCCATCATGTTATCCCAACCCGGTATATCAACGACACAACTACAATCACTTTTTCCTGGGTCTGGTTCCGGATCTGGTTCTGGGTCGGGTTGTGTTGTTGGTTCTTCAAAATATATTTGTGTTGATATTGGGTTATTTGATTCCATGTAATTTAAATAAACTTCTCCACCATCATTTGACCTTAATTTAACTGCTGATACGTTTGCCGGAAAGTTAAACGAATTAACGCCATTACTTAAAGATTGTGAACCTATCAGTGATGCTGAACCGCTAACAGTTTCATACATAAGTATTTCAGCGTTATTACTGTTACTTGTGTATTCAACAAAAGTAAATTCATCATTTCCTTTATTCGGGTCTGCCCACATAAACTTTTCTGATTCACTTGTTGTACCATAGTACGGTAACGTAACTGATGCAGCCGATACGTTTGAAATTGAAATCATCATCAGCAACGCAACAATCAAAACAACCTTCTTCACTCAATCACCTTCTAACTAAAAAACGGGGCGGGTAGCATTTACACTACCTACCCCGTTTTTTATAATGTGATAAATACTAGTTCTTACCGCCATTGCCTAAAGCGCCTTTAATTAGGCGTACTAGTTTAGGCACAACAACGAATGAAATTGCTAATAGAACGAATGGTCCAATCAATCCTAGTAATTCGGTTGCTGCTGTAATAAGTTCTGATACATCAAATGGTAAAGTTACTCCTGTAAACATAGTGTCTGTTACCTCCTCCATATTATTTAAAACCCCTTTGTTAAAAAATTTATATTATAGGACTGTGCCTAATAATAACTAATAACTAATATTCTTGATAATCATAATCATGACCATCTTTTTCTTTTGATGCTTGTCTGAATGACTTTGCTATTATGCTGATAAGTAGCCCCGCTGTCGCAATTGCGAAAAATATCATCACGCCTGGCGCAACCATTTCAAGCAACATCTTAATATAGCCCCACATTTCACTAAGTCTTGCATCTGTAAAAAATTCTATCTTCATTTTTATCGCCCGTTTCGTACTGCTTTAATAACAACGTTTAACAACATACCTACCGCAATAATTCCAACGATGATCATTAAGAAGTTTGCGACTGTTCTTAAAATAAAACCGAATGTATCCCAGAAAAATGTCCAATCCCAAACGCCTGATAAATTCAACATGATCACCCCTAACTATTTTTGTATGATTGTTATTAACGTAAGCAGCAACGACACAAATACTGTAAAAGTAAGCAAGACACTTAAAATGTCCGGATTGCCTAACCAAATCTTAAACGCTTCAGCCATAAGACCGCCTATTTCCACCTGTCAGCAACCCCCTCAAGTAAACCGATAATAATATTTGTGAGTGGGTACAAAAACAAACTCGCTGAAATAATCACTACGTACGCTAGAAAAATTTCTTTGCCGGTAAAGTCTAATACTTGATACATGCTTTACCTCCTAACCACTCGATCTATCAGCATAAAAATAATTAAAATAAACAACGCTGTTGACACTAACAGATCACCAATCGTTACTTCATGGATCACGTTGATTGTTCCGGCATTGGAATCTACAACGGTCATTTCTCTAGTATCGACCGGAACAACAACTTGCGGTTCATCTATTCCCGGTTCGCTTGTTGCTTCAGTCGTTTGAACTGTTTGATCTGTCGTTTCTTCAGTCTGTTCGTCAACTGGTTCATCTGTCGTTGTTTCAGTTGGTGTATCTGTTGTTTCTGTCAATTCTGTTTCAGTTTCTTGACCTGTTTCGTCAGTTTCCTGCAATTCTGTTTCCTCGTTCAACTTGATCACCAACCGTTTTTAATTATTGATTGACTTAACCTTACCACCCCTTTTTGATAAAAACTATGCCAAAACATGCCAAAACATTTAGATTTTATGCCAAAACATTTTTTAAAGTTTAAAAGTCATTTTTTCATCACTCGACAAAATTATAAAAGGTGCAACCTACCCCACCATCAAGAATCAAGCATGAACATTTCAAATGTTTTTAACAAAACGAAAGAAAAAAAGAGTAAAAAGCGACTTAATAACGTGCGCTTATTTACTCTTTTTTCCCCGTTACTCTTATATTTGTAGTGCATATAATAATATATATAAATATATTGCTATACTGCACCATTCAAATAATTATTTTACTTTTATTTACTGAATGGCCTCCTTCCATTTTATGTAACTTGTCATTTAATTTCATACGCCATATTTTAATCTGTTTGTGTGTGATTCCCTCACTCAAAACAGTTTCAGGCACATGATCTAAGTCATTTTCCCAGGCTTCTAATTCTTTCAAAGCATTTTCTATTTTACCTAAGCTATACAATGTTTCACGGTACTTCATTCGCTCGATTGGTACATACTTCTTGACGTAACAATAGTGATTCCCTCTCGCTTTTGATGATTCAATAAACATCTTTATCCCCCTAAACAGATTTTTTTAAAGCATCTTCATTTGCTTGATTCGGTAAAAATCCAACTGCCACACATAATTCCGGGTACTTCTCAAAAACGGTTCTCGTGTCTTTAATTTCTTTTGGCTTAAATACAACAACGCTTGTCATTGATCCCACTCCCTTGCATTTTTAAATGTGTCAATGTCTAAATGTCTAACCACTGGATCATACAGTTCTAACCACAAATCCATATCAAAATTCACAATAGCTTGATCGCCATATAGTTCATGCATACGCTTTTTATGTTCACGTGATAAATCTATATTTTCTTGTAGATCTCTTTTTGTCGGCACTTGATGATCTAGCCGCCATATCATCATCGCAAGTTCTAAATCATTAACATCACCGTCAATGTGACTTGTATCAGCGCAATCTATGCCATTTGCTAGATAACGCCCTTTTTCTCGCTTACTCTCAAAAACTAATACCGGTATTGTCATTTTTCCAACTCCTCGAAATTCCATTCTAAATCTATTTCGTTAATCTCTAACCAATGAAACGTATCAATTTTTTCTAAACGTACATCATTCATCATTGATTCTTCTTGCATTTCCCACACTGTTCCTTTTTCAACTAAAACTTCTTTACCTGTTTCTATGTCATCAACATCAATAGCATCTACTGTAAATTCATGTATGCATTTATAAATTTTCATGTGATTATCCCACTCTTAAATCAATCTTTTTTTCTGCTTCAACACTTAATTCTTTCTTGTACCAAATCCCCTTGAAATGCTTATAAGCTTTTTTCATCATCGGCTTGCGATCAAAATATTCTTGTCGTCTGAACTTCCACATTTCAACGCCCTGATTATCGTTTGCATCTGGATCAATACGATCCCAAAACTCAAAATGCATTTCTATGTCTGTTTCATCTTGAAAGATATAATATTCCTCGTATTCGTGATCAAGCATGATACAAAGCGAATCAAATTGATCTAAGTGATCTATGTGATACAGTTCAAAATCTTTCAAACGCTCGTCTAAGTTCTCCCACATTTCCTTTTCTGTTTCAAACATTGCTAGATAGTGTTCATTCATTACTTCATCTCCTTGTTATATAATTTCCTTTCCGCAAACGGGACAGAAATTAATATATATACTTTCCATAAACTCTGCTTCTTCGTGATCTATCATCAATCTGTTATCGTAAATATAGACACTTAGTTTGCTGTCACTTGACTCTATACTTTTGCTTCTTGATGAACAGTGTTCACAATTATATTTCATTTCTTAATCTCCCTTTTCAAAAATTATTTATGCGTTGATCCATGCCATCAAACTCTATAATTTCAGCGCTATTTAACATTCGTGACAAGATGCGTTTACCTTGCTTGCCATATTTTTCACTGAAATCACCGGCACTGTAATTTGTTGTGTAAACGGTCGGTAGTGCTTGACGTGAGTTGATCACTTGGAACAAGACTTCACTCGCCCACGTTTCAAATCCTGATGCATCACGCTTAACATATTCAGCGCCTACATCATCAAGAACAAGTAAATCTAGTAATTCTAAACGCTTGATAATGTCATCTTGAGTTTGTGAACTATTCTTGTTAAACGTTGATTTAATCATGTTCATTAAGTCTGTTGTTGTTAAAAACATGACCTTATAGCCTTGTTCTCTTAATTTTTTTAAGATTGATGCGGCTAAGTGTGATTTACCTAAACCAACATCACCTTTAAAAACTAGACTATGTTTCTTGGAGAAATTATTAAACTTAGACACATAGCCTTTACATAATCTTAGTGCTTCACGTTGGTTATCTGTTTGCGGTTGATAGCTTTCAAATGCTGCTTGATCAATGCTTTTTTCAATGTGTTCATGATTGATGATCCAGTTGTTAAATTTATAATCTTCAACATCTTCCTTTTTCGGTAAAGTGTCTTTTAGCTTGTTATTCTCACATGTCATACACATGCCATGTACATGTTTCTCACCTTCACGATCTGTACGCTCGTAAATGTTGTATTCACTTTGACAAACGTCACAAGTCTTTTTATCAACGACAACAACTATTTCTTTCATTACCTGCTTTATTGATTGCATATCACTCACCTACCCTAAAAGTTTTGTGTATTGATCCATAGAAGGATCATGCGGCTTTTTATCTTGTTGCTTATAACTTTGTTTGCTTGCTTGTTCTTCAAGCTGTTGTAAGTTCTTGATGCCTTGTTTGTTCCAGTTTTTCAAGATACCACGTAAATAACCAATGTTTCTTTTATCAGCTTCACATGCTATGTTCATTGCCTTAAATGCCATTTCATCAAAATCATCAAAATCAAATTCATTTTCAAACGACAACAACGTTTCTTTAGCAAAATAGTTATCTTCACCAAAACCGTTTTTATCCCAAAACATTGTAAGTGCGTTTACCTCTTGTTGTTTTTCTTTTTCTTCTTCTTTTTCTTCTTCTTTTTCTTCTTCTTTTTCTTCTTCTTTTTCTTCTTCTTTTTCTTCTTCTTGTTGTTGTTCTTGTCCACCTGTCGTTGACGTATCGTTATACGTATCGTGAGAACCCGTATCATTGCTGGATTTTGATGATTTACGTTTTTTATTTGACGTATCGTTACCCGTATCGTTACCCGTATCGCCATACCATTCGTAAATTTTTCTAATTTCTTGCTTTTCAACTTTTCTACCAACAAATAAAATTAGCTTTTTATCTTTTACTTGCTGTAGTTCTGAATTAACACAATCAATAATTGGTTTACCACCACGATTAAAGTTGTACTTACCCCAATTTTTTATGGCTATTTCTCTTGTCTTGTCGTTATAAACAACCAATTTATGATGATTAATGAATCTATCTAATAATGCGTTGATACTTTCAATAGAATAACCAGTGTCAAACGCCATTTGTTTCTTGGTGATCTGATAGATACCTATTTGTTTTGTTTTTGAGTTTGTCAAAAGGTATAAGAAGAAATATTTATCTTCTGGCGTTAGTTCTTCAACTACCTTAGGATCTTCCCAAAATTCCGTTCTAACCATTCTAAATTTACTCATTTCATAAAACCCCTTTCATTGCTTGGTTTATTATTTTTATTTCTTGTTCTTTATCCATTTGAACAAAGCCTTGATCTACGTCATAATTTACTGGCTTGTTGTTGATATAAAGAATTGTTCTGTACTCTATCTTTTGTTCTCTAAGAACTCTTTCTAATTTTGATACCTGATTAACGTTGTTAGTAAAATAAGTTTCTTGACCGGTAAACGTTACATATTTTTCAGCCATTTTTTATACCGCCTTTGAATGAATTTTTTTAAAGTTCTTATCTAAGAAATCAGCCATTTTTGAAGCTTGGAACGTCCACTTTTCGCCTTGATTTTTCGGATAGTAGACAAATCCACCGTGTTCAAGATCAAGTTGCTTTTTAAATCTTGGTTGATAAAGAATGTTCTCTTTTAACCATGTTTGTTTCTTTCCGGTTCGTTTTTCCAAATCTTTCATAGTCCAATAGACACCCGCCAAAGCAGTATCTTTTAACTGTTTTAATTCAATCTTGCTTATCAGTACCATTTCAGAGGGTATAGGTATAGATAGACTTACTTCTAGTTCTTGCATGTTTAAAACCTCCTATGCTGTTTCTTCAACTTCACGAACTGCATAGCGTGAAGCTAAAAAAATATCTTCAATTTTAAGATTGTAATACCTAGAAATCTTGATAGCTGTTTCAGTTCCTACATTTCTTCTACCATTTTCTATTTGTGATAAGTAACCGGCTGATATAGATAGATTTTTAGCAGCTTTTTCAATGCTTAAACCTGATTTTAACCTTGCTTGTCTAAGTAAACTCATTTAATCACCCCTTATTAACTTTGCAATGTGCGTTGCTATAAATTTATAATACTTCACACATCGCAAAGTGTCAACCCGTTTCGCAAAGTTTGTTTAAAAAAGTTTAACCTTTGCATTTTGAAAAGTATAATAGATATATATAGGAGGGTTTATTGTGAATGAAAAAACATTTGGTAAAAGGCTTAGATCTTTAAGACAAGGAAAGAAATTAACCATGAAAGAGTTAGGTAAAAAATTCAACCTAGCTGAATCGACCATTTCAGGATATGAAACAGGAAGTAGAAAGCCTGATATGGAAACCACAATGAAATTAGCTGATTTCTTTGAAGTGTCCATTGATTATTTATATGGTCGTGATGATAAAGATGATAGCCTATTTTTCTTTGATTTAGAGGGATTGACTGAACAGGAACTAGCTGACATTAAAGAACACATTGAATATGTTAAATGGAAGTCGCAACAAAAGGAGAAGTGAAATGACGAAAAAGGATAAAGATCAGTTAGGTTACTCAATAGCATTAATTGTTTTTCTTTTATTGATTATGGTGCGTAATTTTTTTAGCTTTATTCCCATCATGTATTTTATTGGTGGCGCTTTAGCTATATCATTTATCGTTGGTGAATCAGTAAAAGCAATGATCCCGACTAAAAAGACAAAACGTAAGTCAACGAAAAATAAAACGAAAAATAAGGAAACAACTAAGAAAAAAACAAATAAAAAAGCTACAAACAACGCACCTAAGAAAAATCACAATCAATTAAGATGTAAAAAAGAAGTTATGACACTACCTTTTGAAAAGTTATCATGGCGGGAATTTGAAAGACTTTGTTACTATTACTATGAATCTAAAGGACAAAATCCTAGAGAAACAGGTGAAGGCGCTGACGGTGGTATAGATCTAATCATATACAATAATAAAGATAAGGCTGATGAAGCTGTACAAATTAAAATGTACGCTAAACATAGACAAGTTGACGTTAAAATAA